ATTGAGCGGCTTTTCGGTGTCGTCGATCATCGCAAAGATGCGTCTCCGAATCGATCGCTCCTGATCGGGGAGCGCTTCCTTTTCGTGAAACTCCAAGAGGTGAGCCGCGTTGCTCGCCCGCTGGGAGCGCTCGACTAGCCCTACGTGTTGGTCGACTGTAACTGCTTTCGCCATTAGATCGCTGGTTGCCTCGGGATCGGGGCGCCGCCGCGGGCACCTGGTCCGGTTGGGGGAGGACCGCCAGCGCCACCCGCACCGGGAGCGCCAGCTTCGGCGGCTGCGGCCTGTCGCGCTGCGTCCTTCGCAGCCTTGTCGGCTCGTAGCTCTTGCTCGTCCTTCTTGAGCTTCGAGATATCCACGTCGAATCCAGCGAGGAGCTCTCCGAGCAACTTCGAGAGCGAGTATTTCTCCTCGAAGGAAGCGGCGAGCCGCTCATTTTGGCCGATCACTTGAAGCGCCCCGGTCAAGCCCTGCACCTTCTGTCCGCGCTCCATCGCCGCGGTGAGCCCCTTCGCCACGTACTTGTATTGGATATCCGCGAACTCTTGGCGGTGGCCGGCCAGCATCGCGCTCATCGGCTGTCCAAGCTCCTGCGCCAATTGGGGGTTCGCTTCGGGGTCGAAGTGCTGGAGCCCGGTCATTAGGACAAGCTCGAGGATCGGAGCCAGCCAGCGGGTGTCGATATCCTTCGCCAAGCCCATCTGCATTACGGTCGAACCCGAGGTGCTGGCGTTGATCTCCGCTGCGGTGATATCGCCCTTCGGCGGTACCTGCCCGAGCGATAGCTCATTCGCGCTGGCGCCCTCTCGAAGCTCCGCCTTGAGCGCCTCCCAGATTCGGAAGGAATCCGGATCGATCCCGCCCATATCGATTTTTGAAACAAAGTCCTTACCTGGGGGCCAGTCCTCATCGGCCGTGACGGTGATACCCGGATGCACTCCTTCGGCGATCTGTGTCGGATCGGCGAGCGCGGCCTCCCAGACCATGTGGGCCCCTACCGCTCCCGCAAACATTCCGTCGAGCATCAGGTTCGTGGTTTCGGTGAAGGTCGCCGCGAGCATCCGGAAGTTTTCGAGGAAGGTCCGGCCGTAGACGGAGAAAGGAACGTCCACCGTGGGCGTCATTACGATCCAGTCTTTCCCGTGCCAGTTGGGGTTGTCCTCCGGCCCGCGAATGATCTCTTGCTCATTGGCAACAACGATGAGTTGATTCGTAGCAATGAGCTTCCCGTCGCGGTCGATGATCGTGCAGAGGTACTCGTCGAGAGTGATCGGGTCGCGGCGGCTACCGCCTTCGCCCTGCTCGCTCCCGCCGGTCTGCCGTTCGCGGTCTGATCGCGCCTCGCCGTCGATATAGCTGGAGAGCCTCTCGATCGCTTCGGCGTGATAAATCTTCTCGCCCGCGGAGTCCTCTTGGTCGCTCATCATGTCGAGCTGCCATCGGTCGATTTCCGTCCGGCGGATACGGTAGAGCCCGCGCCCGGTCGGATCGTAGAAAAGCTCGAAGGGGTTGACCGGATCCACGTTCACGTAGCCGGAGATCGGGTCGTAGGTCACGGAGGCGGCGAGCACCGTCATTGAGCCGGACTTCACCGCGCTTGCAAAGGTGGCGTCGAATCCGATGCGCTGCCCGCTCGCGTTCGTGGTGCAATGGTTGAGGTGTATCCTCACAAACTTTTGCATCATCTTGTCGCGCTCGCCGGACGGCTCCGTAGCGTCTTGGATCTCAAACCAATTCGGTTGAGAGAGGAGCGCCATGCGGAGCGCCGCGGTGTGGCGATCTACGAAATTCGCCACCTCCGGCATCTGCTCTGCGGCTTGCCATTCGGCCTTGCTGGACGTGTCCTGCCGGCTCCAGTAGGCGTCCTGATTGGCCTTCCAGTTTGCGTCCCTGGGGTCGATCCCGCTCTGTCGTCCCTCGCGGCCGGTTTCAAAGTAGCCCTTGAGGAGATTCAGAAGATCCACGTCGGGGAGCATCTCCGGTTTCTTCGCCTTACGCTCTCCCGTGTTTAGCTCCTCTTCGCTCTGCGGGTAGTCGATCGCCGCGGCCGGTAGTGTCGGGCTTGCTGATGCCATCGCTTAACTCCCCGAAGAAAACTCTTCGCCATGTTCCGGAACGCTCGAAGGCGCCACCGGCTGAAAAACCTCGTCTCCTACTGGCTGGGGGTACGCTCCTCTTGCTTGGCGGAAATATACAGGCTGTCGAATGGAAATCCCGCCGAGCTGGTTTTTGACCTTCCGCTCGCCGGTCGGGAACAGCACCGCGGCGCCATACGAGAAGGCGTCCCCAGGGTGGGAGTGAATGTCGTTCTTCTTCGGGTTCGCCGACACAGTACCGTTATTGTGCTTCTGGTAGTGCCACCCGCCACGGAGCGCGTGCCAGAGCGGCTTTGCACGCTTCTCGTCAATCTGCACAAGCCCTTCGCCGTTCCGCAGAAGTCCAAGAACACGACGGGCTGCATCCCGGCGCGGTTGCCACGTAGCGGGCCCTGGGTAGTAGCGACCCCCAAGCTCTGTTTTGATAACCCTCACCGCCGTATTTTCTGCGGACGATTGCTCGCGCATCTTGCCCATCGGATCCCCGTAGTGGGAGATCGGTAGGCCCTTGAATCTCTCTTCGATGCGGCCCGATATCACGTCTTGGATCAATTCGTAGGTGCCGATATCTCCGTCTCCCACGTAGGCTTCATGGAACAGCCAATTGCTCATCGGTGTTATCTGGGTAATGAGGCACGTCGGATTTAGCCCGAAGTCCCAGAGGCAACGTATCTCCGTGTCGAGTACCGCAAGCGACGGCTTGACGTGTATCTTGCGGTTAAACTCTGGTGTGACGGGCTCGCCCGGTTGCTGAAAGCCGAAGTCGCCATCGGCGAAGCGGGCCTTGAGGTCGGGGCGTCCGGCCTCTTCAAACTGCTTCCCCATGTTCTCGTAGTAGCCCTGGGGCAAATTCTGGAGATTCTCGGGCCGCGCCGTCTGGAAGAACGTATATCCGCGGGTTTGCATCGGGGGGCACGCGATCTCCGGGTGTCCGCGGAATCCCGGCTCCACAAAGCGCCGATGCGTCCAATGGCCCTCGTCGGGGTTATTCTCGGCCAGCTTCGCGCCGTACCACTTCATGTTTGGCTGTCGAAGCCGAGTCATGGCCGCATCGAAGATAAACTCGCTTACACCGCCTTGGATCGCAGCCGGGGCGGGCTCATCGATGCAGAAGCCGGCAAGCTCCCGCGATTGAAGTTTCGCGGCGTCTGATTCCACGTCCATGCCGAGCCACATGATCTCACCGCGTAGCGGGACCATGACACCATCGAGCATCGCCTCACAATTCCACGTCCACGTTTTCGTAGACTTGACGAATTTCCCGGCAACACCATCCGGAAACCACCGGAAGAACTCCTTTAGGGTTGTATCGCGGAGATTCTCCCAGGTGTCGCGGATCATCGCCCACCGCGCACCGGGATTATGGAGCGTGTGATACCACGGACACCAAACGAGGGCCGCGGACTTGCCTTCACCCATGCGACACGCGAACAGGTCGGCCTGTGCCTTCGACGTAATGAACGCCTGTTGCATCGGGTTAGCGATGAATTTTATTTCGTTATTCGGCGATTCCATCTATGCGCGGCGCCGCCTGTTGCCGCCTCCGCCTCTGCGCGGGTTGCTTGCGACTCTTGAGGCTTCGGCTTTCTTCCGCGCCCTGGCCTTGGGGCCTACCTGCTTCTGCCGCTTCGGGGCCGCGGCCATGATCGCGTCGGCCTTCGCGCGCCCGCCCTGCCGAGCGGCCTTCGCTCCCGCGTTGTCGCCGGCCTTCCGGAGCGCCTTGGCTGTCGTGCGTCCGGCCTTGGCCTGGGCGCCTGCTCGCTTCCGTGCGGCTTTGCGCGCGGGGTCTTGCTTTACGCGGGTGTCCTTCTTCGTGAGCCCGAGCTTGTTCGTGACGCTCCTCGCGCCCTTTTTGAAGGTACTAGCAACCTTCTTGGGGCCCTTTGAGAGCGTGTTCGCGCCCTTCTTTATCGTGGTGTTGTGCTTTCGGACGATGCCCATTCGGTACTCCTGCCGGGGGGAGGGGTTCGGTTACGTGGCCCAGAAGGGCCTTTTCTTCGGCTTGCTCTTAGCCGATGGCTTCGGGGTCGGCGTCGGGGTCGGCATCTGGGGCTTGTCCACTTGCTCCAGTTGCTTCCGTGTGTTGATCCCCGGAACGTGCGCCTTCCGCTTCTTCACTTTCGGTCGTCCCATTTGTCGGCTCCTTGTGTGCTTCGGCGATCATACCCGCGTAGTGCTCGATCGCGTCCGAGTGTACCTGCTCCTCTTCGTCAATCTCCTCGAGCCGTTTTTGGGCAAGCGCTACGGCCTGGTGGAGCTTTATTGCTTCCTCGCGGAGCCGCGCGCGGGAGCGCTGGGCCCCCGCCAGCTTCGCCGATGCGTCTCCGGTTCCGACCAGTCTACGAGTGCGCGGTGTCGCCACTGGCGATACTCCTTTCGCTGAAAAGGCTTTCGACCTTCGCCCTTCGCGTTGTCTCTCGATTCATGCGGCGATGGAGTCGACCCCACCGCTCAAGGATATCTTTGCCGTAGCGCTTGCTCTGCGCGGTGAGCCGAGCGAGCGAAACCTCATCGATTTTGTGGCCGCGGCGCTTGCTGCGCTGGAGCTTTTCGAGATCCTCGCGGACGTGCCGGCGCTTGGACATATCGCGGACCATGCACCGCATATCCAACTCGCTTTCGCGGATCGCGTCGAATCGAGTGCGCTTGAGGTCAGTCGCCACGGGACACGTCCACAACGGGATTCGTCCGCATTACGTTGGGGGGATCGTAGGTTTCACCGCCCCCCAGGTTCGTATTGAATTTGATTCCGACATTGACTTGGATTCCGTCCTGCTTCGGCGGCTCAAGCTCCAGCATCTTGCCGACGTGCTGGGACGCGCGTAGGCGGGTGCGGTAATCGGGGAAGTGGACGAATTCCTTTTGGTCGGGGTGGTACTTCGCTTCGGTGGCTCCGAGGGCCTCCACTTGGACTTGCACCACCGTATTGATATCGGCGCCCGCGGCCTCGAGCGCCATCTGGTAGCAAGCGCGGAATTCGGGCACGCGACGGCCGGCGAAGAAGTCTCGAATCTGGGAGACGGAAAAACCCGTCGCCTGGGCGGCTTGCTTGTAGCCTTTCGTGAGGTTCGGGGCGGCGAGGACGACGGCTATCGCTTTCCGGTGCCGGCGCGTGAGCGAGAGGAATTTCGGCTTCGGTTTCCCGTGATCGCGGCAATTCTGGCAATGGGGAGCGATCGAATCGGGCCCGAGCTCTATTTCCATGTCGCAAAAGAGCGAAAGCGGAAGCCACTCGTAGCAGCCTGGGCATTGCTCTAGTGCAGAGAGATCGGTACTCCGTTCGGCCACTGTGGGCGTACATTCGCCGTCTCGTGATTCCATTGAGCCTCCGCGCCGGCATCCTCCGGCCGAAACTGCAACCGAAAAATGTCGTCCGGCATCAGGAGTTGCTGGCCGGCGCCTCCAACCGCTTCGACAATCCACATTCCCGCGTAGGCGTCTACGGCGCGACCGTTGAGCTGAATTCGCTGGTCGATCCAAAGCCGACGTGCCTTTACGTGCCGCGGAGTCGAAACGTAGGATTCCATTTCCGCCATGACGGCCAATTAGCAGCCGCGCGGGTGGGGTGCAACCTTTTGCTGCGGTTGGGGAACTACGTGAGGCTATCTTTGGCCTGATCGAGCAATCCCCTCTTTTCGAGGAAATTCAGGTTCGTCGAGTAGACGCGGCAATCGTCAAAGTCGGGATCGTCGGTCGGAATCACGGCAATGACCATCACGGACTTAAACTCCCGGTGATCCTGCGCGGCCATGTTCAGCACCGCGCGGACGCCTTCGCCGCGAATCACGTCGCCGGAAATTACGCGGAGTCGCTTCGGGCTCTCTTCGGATTCGCTCATAGGCTCCCCCGGAAAGGCGGCGCCCCAGGACAAAGGATAAAACCTGGGACGCCGCGGCCATCCCACCAATCAAGACCCGTATAGCTCAGTCGATCGGGTCCGGCATCCGTTCGGGGTCCGGTGCGGCAAGAGCGCCGCCGC